CACTTTGTTAGAAATTCTAACACCTGTCAAGCCCCCTCTTCAACTTTTTTCAACCTCTCCTCAATACCCTCAATCACCCCTTCCATCCAACCGCCATGACCACGCTCAAACTCGATCAACGCCACACCCCGGGACACCGTGCTCTTGCTCTTCTTTAACATCTTGGCGATCTGCCCAAATGATCTCCCCCGTACACGCAGGATATAATAGAAGACCTGGCGAGCCAACGCCACATCCCCAGGCCGGGCATTCCCCAGGATCTCTTTCTCCGATACCTCCAACTCTGCGGATACCGCCGTCAACTCTTCTTCGTAATCATTCATGCCAAGACTTCTCCTCTTCTGAAAGTTCTTTTGAATAGATATACCGTTGCACCTTCTCCTCATCGTAATTTTTTATCGCATTGTAGATACGAACATAGACCTCGTACTGTACCCCAAGTTCAGATACCCATGTCTTCACGATGCAACCGATCAAATCGCCATCTACCACAACGATATCTCCAAATATATACTTTGCTTTATTCATAAATTCGGCAACCTCTCCTCCAGCACTTTCAAACTCTTCTCCATTTGACGGATCTCAGACTCAATCTGCTCCGCCCAGATCCGATTTTTCCGAATACTGCGACCCAAGCTGGCATCATGCTCCGCCAACGCCTCCTTCGCATACTCAACTCCCGTACTGAGACAATCCATGGCATCGTTTAATGTGTCGTAATCAACAGCCACCATGATTGGTTGTGGACCTTCCGGGTCTTTCTCCACTATTAAATCACTCATCCTTCAATTCCTCCACTATCTTATGGTGATCCATTCCACGCCATCCAATATAACTGCTACGCTCTACACGCCACAACTTGCCCTCAATGTCACGAATCCGCTCCGTCCCCAGCGGAAGGAACAAAATACGTCCTGGTACACCAATGTAGTCTACCTCTGTCTCTTCGTTTGTCATAACTTTACCTTCTGATACACCTGATTATGTAACCATCCTATCTGATACGCATACGCCTCACTTGATTCTCGACTCAATTGAATCCCTATACGATCAAACAAGAATTCTACCGCATGGAATATCTCATGAGCCAAAAACTCATGAAAAGTATCTGAGTCATTCGAAACTCGCATGATTGTTGCACCACCGGATAACATCACTGTTCGACCACCTGTAATCGAACACGTCTCTAACGCTTCTATGCTATCAGGATCTAAAGTGATCCCCTTCTCTTTCTTTAAGAACTTCTGAAGCTGCTTATCTGTGTGAATACCAATATCAACCAGAATATCAAATGGATAAGTCCCATGGTGAATAAAAAACATCTGCTTCTTTATCTCTTTCTTTGTCATATCATTCTTCTCCCTATTAAAATGCACTCAACTTCCCTATCCATAAAGCACGGGGTCTCGACCTCAACACATGAATGTACATGCCAGCATACTTTGATCCATCCAATGTATAAGGCAAATCCCGGTGGCTTTGATGGTTTCGCTTCCGATACTCCGACAACTCCGCCCTCAAATCCAACTCCGTTTGGGTTCCTATTATCAAATCCTCCGGCTCCATGTCATGATTCGTGTGGAATGTAGTGAATCCCTCACGTATTTTATTAATCAATTCTGTCTTCATATCATTCTTCTAAATTATAGCCACAGGACAGGTTGAGGGTATTATGAGTGGGGAAGAATACAAGAACCCCTAGCGACCCCCTCCTCCCTTACGCATGCATAGCCGCACACACATGCTGTCCTGTGGCTTGAAATTGTCACTTCTGACCTCCCCTCAAGCTGATCCCCAATGTCTTCTCCGCCATCTCTACCGTCGTCTTCGCCGTCAACTGAGTAGCCAACTTCCCTACCTCTTCTGGACTACTGAATCCCCACTGAGCCAAAATCTCCTCCGAGGTCTTCGCCGCTGGCTTCTCCGATTTCCTCCGAATGTGCTTTCGCTTGAATAAACTCACAACTCCCCCTCCTTCCACATCTTACTCACCAAATAGCCAATCCGGTAACTCCACACGTAACTCAGCAACAAGTCACGTGTGTCTTCCTCCCACATCCCCTTCAAGTTGAATCCATTACGCTCGTAGTCTTCCGCCCATCGATACGCCTCCGGTCCCGTCATCGCTTTTTTGCGACACAGAATTCCCTCCAGCTCCTCATAAATTTCCTCAAACTCCTCCTGGTTTTCCGGTGTCCCGCCATCCACACAGTCATCAAACCGAGCCCATACCCCATCCACAAATGCATCCCAGTCAAACCCGTCAATACTCTCCGGTGTCAAATTAATCGACCTCCGCCAGTACTTTTCGTTTGTCACAATCCACTTCGCCATGCGGTTGAAAGAAAAGCTGGACGTCAACAATGCATTCGTCACCAACATATCCCCATCCCTCACAATCCACTCCAGCATATCACCCCTACCCGTCACTGTATGCCTCCCCAAGTCACTGCTCACTTCCAAATACCCATCGAAATACAACAGAATGATCTCCTCCCCTAGTGGTCCACCTCCCCCCAGTATCAAATGCCGGTTCGGGGCATTGTCCTGCACCACCGCCGGCCTGTACCCTCTCAAGTCCGCCTTCAGCCGACTCAAACTTAACTCACTGTATTTTGCTTCTTCACTCATAATTCTGATTCCATTAATTCCTCCAATAGCACTCTCACTGCTCGTTCGCAGGTTCCTGGCACAACTCCATTTCCGAGCAGTCGGAGACGGTCCACTCGATGGGTAGTTGGGTCCACCCGACTGGAAGTCCCATTAGTTGCTCCACCCAATCTGGGTTCAATTGTCCGAGGTTCTTCCCACTCGTACTGCTGCTCTCCGGGTCTTGCTGGCCATCCTCGCTGAACCGCATCCGCTTGGTCAAGGAGTCCTGCTTCTCCAGCCCCGTAATCTTGTCCCCCTCCGAAGCTTGTGGGGTTGGCCAGGTCTTCGGGTCTACTTGCTCCCTCAGATTCGCTGGTGCAGTTCTCCCTTTTCGGGCCCAATCGAACTGCCTTTGTAATGCCTCCGGACTCCGACTCGGCATGTAATCCATCGTGTTCGGGGTTGCCCAGTTCTTTACTACCTGTGTCGCTTGACTCAATCCCCATGTTCTGTGTGACCCCGTCTCCTTGTCGTATGCCCTCTGTCCCACCTCCACAGGAGTTCCCTCCTTCGTCTCTGCATTCTCTGGAGTCCATCCAGGTTCTTGTGCCTTCGGTGTCGGCCACCCCGACGATGAACACCCGCTTCCGCTGGTGGCTTGCCCCGACTTCACTCGCTGAGAATACGCCCCACGTACAGCGATAACCTGTTCTTTCCAACTCTCTAAGGACATGGAGCAATACTGGAGTTCCTTCCGGGTCGTTCCAGTCGCTTCCTTTGAGCTTGCTGCTGATGATTCCTTCGACGTTTTCAAGCACAACCATCCCTGGTCGAATAAGTCCAATTGCTTGTCGGACATGGGGCCAGAGGTGTCGGGGATCGTCGTCGGCTGCTCTTGCTCCTGCACAAGAGAACGGCTGGCACGGGAATCCAGCACTGAGGATGTCCACGCATCCTCGAAATCTCCATGCCGGGAACGTCTTAAGATCCGTCCAGACAGGTGCTTCACCCAACTCTCCCGCTTCCATCTTTGTGACCAGGTTCGCTGCTGCGAAAGCTTCGATCTCCACATGAGCGATTTCTCGGACATTTGGCCAAACTCTTCTGAGTCCAAGCCCAATTCCGTCATATCCGCTACAAAGCGAGAGGTGTGTAATTGTTTCGGTAAAATCCACATCAGCCATTCCTTAACTCCACCACTCCAGTGTAGGGCTTGAATTCTTGTTGTGTCCAAAATTCACTATGGTGACCCACTACGGTTCTCTCATAATTACTCTCAACCACTACCCCCCTACAGATGTCCGTAAACATTACGACGAACTCTCCATCAACATGGATCATTAACTTCGGGTACTCCGGCTTATCCTCCGCCGGGCTGTCTATTCTCTTCGATTCTATCATTTCGTTCCTTTCGTTCACTACATTCAAATTTACGCGGTCAGTCTTCATTTCTTGCCCTCCACACATAAGGGATAACGATCCCCTGTAATCTCCTCCAAACGATCACGCATCTCCACTGCCTCATTCAGTGCTCTCGCAATCCACTCCGCCCTCTCCTTACTCGTCGCATAGCACAACGACGAATCCGAACCCGCCGGAAACACTCCCCACTCGCAATCGAACTGCACCGCTATCGATCCTATCTCAAATTTACTCATCACTCGCCTCCCAAAATTCACGACTCAACTGCCCAGCATGGTAAATCACATCCTCCAACGCTGTCTCTATCCCCATGTGAGCACTCACATCCCTCTCCCTAGTTGAAAATACTTCCTCGAAGGAAATACTTCCACTACTCACAGAAAACTCATACACTTCATTACTCAATACCTTGCCGCTTAACGTAGATACCGATATCTCAACCCCCTTCGATGTCACGTCCAACTCCAAACGTCCAGGCATGTTATCGCCCTCTACGGCTCGATCTTTTAACTCTTCTCTTAATTCACTCATCTAATCACTATATCATACCTTGTTAGAAAAACGCACACTTTTATTTGCGGAAGGTTGGTTATCTACGATGTTAGAATATATCACAAGCAAAAAATGGGAGTATCCGTTGTCTGGGTAGTATGATGAATGCGGTAGCCTCCGGCCAGCGGGGGTGGGGGCCACCCCCTGGGGGCGGTGGGGGTGGGTATCGATCCGGGTGGACTGCAATGGGGTGGTGGGGGTATCGATCACCATCCGGATGACCCAGAATCAGATGGTGACGCAAATATGCGAAGCTGATGACGCAGATATACGAATTAGACATAATGACTATTGTGCGAACAAAATAGCGGTAGTGATCCTAACTTGAATATTTGCGAGCGTCCTTAGATATCTACCGAAGCGTCAGAGTTATCTGAGTTATCGTCATCAGGCTCCACTTTTTTCACCTTACGCACGGGTGCGTCCGCGGCATAGTAGACATTAAAGGTGACGCTACCTGGCTTACTGGCTCCAGGACCGTCCAATCCCATGGCTTTCCGGGCGATGTTTGAGGCCCTGTCAGCGATCTTGATCGCAGTTTCCATCTTGTATAGATCACCCGCGTTGGCCTGCTCCTCGAAGTGGTCGAAGGCAGTGGACGTAGCGGCAGCCGACCTACGGGCGAGGTCCGTTAAGAACTCTTCAGTCAAACCTTCGGTTTTTTTGGAGAGTTGCCTTGCCCTTGAATCAGCAAGTTGCATGGACTCCTGAAAGGTTTGTTTAATGTCACTCCATTTATTTTCTTTAATCTTTGCTTTGATACCGTGGACAGGTCTACGGAGGATGGAGGCACACTGTTCTACGGAGAGGTTCTCCTCGATATAAAGTTTCCTGAGCTGTTCAAGTTCCTCTTGTGTATAGTGTTTATTACTATTTTTTGCCATAGTTATGTAGAGGTGCTATTACTAACTGGATATACAGATTGAAGGGATGTTCTTAATGTCAATAGGTCGTTATCTACATCAGCGAGTTTAAGAGCTTCTACATCCCTGAGTGCGGTTTCGATATCTTGTTCATTCATGTGAAGTAGGATAGCATACAAGTGGCTTATATGGTATAAAAAAGTACAACCGGAGCAGAGGAGTCTGGGAAATCGACGAGAAGACACCGATGTGCCTAAACTGGTACGTAGGCATACCCTGACCCCCAAAAACGCCTTCTAGGGGCAACCATACAAGCTTCCTGACAATCTCAGCCCAATACCCATCCTGCCTGCACCTATCGCCAGTGAGTGTGTGGTGGGTAGATTGTCTGGGTCGGACGGTTCGACTTTGTGTGTCGTCGCTGGTATGTGACGTGTACGATCTGTAAGTTACGCCTGCGACGTTCATTGCTCCGGGATCTCCATCCCTTCTTGATCGGCTGCGTTTCCGGTTCCCCTTTAGCCTGTTGGTGTGGGGTCCCTGTAGTGCCTGTGGCGTTCGAGCGGATAGCGGATCGAGAGGTCGTAGTGTCGTTGGGTCGTGAAGTCGATACCTAGACCTACCTTCCCTTTTTTGAGCCCTGCGGGTGGCCTCAAGCCATCCCGCTAAGGGCGGAGTGTCGTTATATTCGACCCTTCCTTTCGAGAGAACGTAGTTCTCGAAGGAAGGAAGTGCGTGTGTACGGGGGTGTCGCGTGGGCGACGGAGCGGACGTGCATTATGCGGGATCGTGCGGGTACATGATGCGGGGTTCATGGGGTTGGTGTGTACATGTACGCCGGGACGATGTGCGAGCGACGGAGGGCGTACGCATTATGCACGATCACACCACGTGAGCCTACATCCCCCCTGGCGATTAGGAGCGGAGCGACGACCCTGGAATGGCACGAACGCCGCGCGCGCATGCGGGCATGGAATGGTCGATGTAATATTTCCTAACAATTAGGCTTGACGGGGTAGTGGCACGTTCGAAGGATGGGGGTATGAATGATACCGAACTTCTCGTACACGATGGCGAACTCCATTACTTCAAGCTGACCATCACAGACAAACAAGAGGCTTCAGTCTCCGGACATGTCCAAAAGGTGCTCGAGTGGCGGGACAATAACAAACCCTACAGCTTCGAGGACTACTTCACCTTCACCATTAAATGGGACGGGGATCTTCATGTCGAATTTGTGGATCGCGGTGCTCTTACCCTCTTCGGCCCCCTGGAGGTCGTTTATCACTCCCGGTTGATGGTGGAACTCTACCAATGGGCTCAACGAGAAGTACCAATTGAACAAGACGAATGGATCGAGAATTTATGAATAGGGATAAATACAAGGACATCCGTAAACAACTCGGCACTCAAGCCACTGTTGCGGAGAAACTGGACGTTCGCCGGGAGACCGTCGCTTGCCGGGAGTCCGGCAGGACCACCATCTCCGTCGAGGCCGGACTCGCCATTTTACAACTACTCGCCCAGGACCGGGCGAAAAACAAGAAAGGATCGAAGTGATGGACTACACCCCCGAAGAGCGGCAAATGCTCAACAATGACCTCTACAAGCTGCAAAAGCACCGTGCGGAGGTCTCCGATGAACCCTTCTTTACTTTCTACGCAGGTAAACTGCTGACGCTACTTCCGAAGGGATGCCCCAGTAAGCAAAAACTGGATAAACCAGAAGTCTGCTCCATTTTGCATGACATGGCGGTGAAAGGACACCCTATCCTCGGTCGCCCCGAAGGGAGCAATCAGTATTGGCTCCAAGTCGGTGACCAGGCAGTGCCGAAGATCACCCTTTCCGGTGTTGATCCCGCGGAGTTTGATCAATTCTGCAAGACGGTCGAACAGACCCTTAACAAGACGCTCACCGTTGCCAAGCTGGTAAAGCTCTACAAAGCCATGCAGAAACACTTTCAGGGGGGCGAAGGATGAATATTCAGCAAGAAAACCAACGGGCCTGCGACCTGCTTCGCCAAGGGCATGTCTTCGATGCCTGTGAGATCTTTGAGGAGATCGTGATGACTACTGGACCGGAATCGTCTCCAGCATACAGCAATTGGCTATTGGCACAACAGTACCGTGATGACATTGATCACCGTGGTCTCTACATCGACCACCAGCGTTACCAACGCAAACATGCAGTGAATGATCGGGACGTGTTAAGTTTCCCGAATGAACCGGACCGAAAGAAGAAATTACGCATCGGATTTGTCTCACCGGACTTTTACGCACACTCGGTTTTCTTTTTTCTCAACGGACTTTTTGAGCACTACGACCGGGAGCAATTCGAGTTCATTTGTTTCTCTGACCGTGACCCCAAAAAGGAGGATCGCCAAACTGATGTACTGAAGAATAATGTGGATGAATTCTACCGTATTCATGGGCTTGAAATGGAGTTTGTTAATAACTATGTCATCAGCAAAAACATAGACATATTAATAGACCTCGCAGGGCATACAGCACAGAATCGACTGCCCGTATTTATAAGAAGGGCCGCACCCGTACAGGTGACATGGTTGGGGTATCCCGATACAACGGGGCTCAATAACATGGACTGGAGGATCACCGACACCTATGCCCCGACCTACCATTACCACACGGAGCGGGAGATTCTGCTACATCCTTTCATTTGCTACACCCCGGAGCCGAGCTGGGACCGCATTCATATCAGGAACTCCCTAACGGAAGGCAAGACCGTCTTCGGTACATTCAGTGAGCCCAGTAAGTTCTCGCCAACCATCTTGAGGCTCTGGAGTGATATCCTAGAGGCAGTACCGAATTCGGAGATGGTGTTCAAGTGCCGTAGCGGTAGCGATCCGGAAATGCAAAAGAGATTCCTGGAGCGATTGGAGAAGCAAGGGATGCCTATGGACCGGGTAAAGTTGTTGGGCTTTGTGCCTTCCAATTTGACTCACATGGCATCCTATAACTCCATTGACATTGCTCTGGATACGTACCCCTACAACGGAACCACTACGACCTGCGAAGCACCCCGGATGGGTGTACCCGTGGTAACGATGGTAGATGAACCAGGTGCACGCCACTGTGCTCAAGTGGGTCGGGCTCTGCTCGAAGCGGCTGGATTGCCGGAATTGGTGACCCGCAGTGAGTCAGGATATCTCATAAAGGCAATGGAGCTGGCGGAAAATCGCGAGAAGTTACTGGAGATGAAGCAGGGGCTGCGTCAGAAAATAAAAGACAGCGATTTGTGCAATGCTCCAAAATTTGCGGAAAAGTTCGGAAAATTCCTTCGCCATGCATGGGGCGAATGGTGCGGACGCATGCGTAAAGTCCGATAAACACAGGGCTGAAAACTTTTTTGAATTAATTTCAAGAAAGTGTTGACATGGGTGCATAAGTGTGGGATATTCTAACCACATTGAGGGACAAACCTCACCGACCTGACGGTTTCAGGAAGTCCAAAACGAAAGACAGAAAATGAATATTACAGAAATTATCTCAGCCCCTAAAGCAACCCTTTTAATTAAATCTGCTGTAGAACCAGCATTTACAGCATTTGGTTACGATCACCCTGAAAAATATACCGCTACTGCTCAGATCATCAACCCAACAGCGGAGCAAATCGCAGCAGCACAAAAAGGCGAACTAACTACAACCGACAACGGTCGTAACTTGGTTTTGAGTTACCATTACATTGATGATCTGTCTGACAATGTTACCGGAGACTGCTTGGAGTCTATTGGCCAAAATGAACTGAAAAGAAATGGTGTTGATTCAATTTTCCACCTTCATGTCGATGTCGTTGCGTAACGAATATAAACCTTCACCAATAACTTTATACCATGAAAAAAGAATACACCATCTACAGAATCAACGCGTGGCAAAAAGGCGGAAACAGCTCACATGAGCAATACATGGTCCTCCAACCTCATGAGGTCGAAGACTACATCAAAACAAATTTTGATCCCGAAACATGGGATGATGGGGTCTACCATAGCAGGGAGACTGAATACCTGACCGAAAATGAAGCGGAAGAACTCATAAAGTACTACCAATGACACGCATCAACGCAGGAATCCCTCCCCGTGACCTCTCGGACAAGCACTTACTTGCCGAGCATCGGGAGATCAAACGCATCCCGAATGCGATAACCTCTGGCAAGGGCAAGCTGGAGAACCTACCGACTGAGTTCACTTTGGGGACGGGTCATGTGCGGTTCTTCTACGATAAGCAACTTTATTTATTTGATCGGTATCACGATCTGTATGTCGAATGCGTACGCCGTAAATTCAATGTCACGTCTTTTCATGCGGCTTGGGAGGATACCCCAAAAGCACTCTGGAACGACTGGACCCCAACAGCGGAGGCTATTGCCCTCATTAAACAACGAATAAAGGAACGATCATGACAATCGCAGACTACTTCATCCTCACATATCTAGCAGGTATATCCCTTCTATTGGTAGGGGTGTATTTCTTGACCACGAAACGATCTTAACTTTCGCACCCTGGCAGGCATCACAACAACCCTCATCGGTTATTGTCTCTATTGTCATCTAAAACCACCGCCTGTCGGGGTGCATCACTTTCAACAAACTATGAACAGAATACTCAAATTACTTGGATGTCTCTTCCGGGGTTTCCAAAAACCGAAACGACAGTGGTTGGTGTTTTGGTACGAACCCTTTGAGTTCGGTCATATTGATCACGGTCAAAAAATGATCAGTGCCGACACAGAAGAGGAGTCTCGTGAAGTTTTCTCTAAGCAATTCCCACGCTGCAAGATCAGTGGAGTAATGGAGGTCAAATGATGCTTGCGATCAATATTAACAATCGGTTCCGACTTGTCGGGCCACCACAAAACTCACTTTATGATACGCAGGAAGGTGTTTATTGTGGTCCAGAATCGGAGGTCAGGCTTTTTGCGAGCTGGACACCCCAACCTGCTGCTCTTGCCGTCAGAAGGCTATATTCTCCAGGTGCTGCCCGGTATCGGTATCTTTCCGACGAAGAGAAAGAGATAGTGGATTCTTTTCTTGCTGGCTACAAAGCCCCGCCAGTAAAGGAAGGACACATTCACCTGAGAGTGGCGATGGATAGCAAGAACGCTTACGTAAAAGCGGCCCAGGCAGAAGGGAAGAGCCTGAGTACGTGGATTTGCGACAACCTCAACCAAGCGATAACATGATTAAACGACCGTTAGACATCAGATTTGCTGACAAAGTGAGAGATGGAATCAAGACCACTACGGTCCGAGATAAACCATGGCCCGTAAATACACCAATAATGCTCCACCATTGGAGCGGGAAGCCTTATCGATCCAAGCATAAAGATGTAGCGGCAATCAAGGTCACAGGATTCTGGACAATATGTATCTCAAAGTATCGGGATGGCTCAATGCACTATATTTGTGGGAGGAAATCAGACATTCCACTTTACCAAGCAGAAGGATTTGAATCACAGAAAGAAATGGATGATTGGTTCAATAAATTGGTCCAATATGGAGAGACTATTGAAAAAACTCTCATAGCATTCCACACAATTGAGTCATGATTGAATTCTTCTTAGAAGTCGTACCACCGACCAGCACCCACCAAGCAGGGCTCACCATCCTGAAGAACCGGAAGACTGGCAAACAGTTCGTGGGGAAGAAGAAGACCAGTGCAGGGAAGCAAATGCAAAGAATGTTTTGGTCATTGTTGCAGGAGCATGCCCCAAAGGAAATGCTGACGGGTCCACTTCAACTCCAGATCTGTTATGTCTACCCCTGGCGTAAGTCAGAAAAGAAAAGCAACAAGTTTTCGGGGTGGCTTTGGAAGGACACCAAGCCAGACTGCACAAACTTTCCGAAGACATTGGAGGATTGCATGACTGACCTCAAGTTCTGGGAGGATGATAACCAAGTTGCCCAATTGCTGGTCGAGAAGGCATGGGGTGACAAGGTGGGCATTCGGGTGAAGGTAGTGCAACTCAACCCGACCCAGCCTCCAAAGTGGTACAAACAGGAGGAGCGAATGACGTGAAGGGTCGCCTGGATCGAAGGTCGAAACATGCTGCAAATCCGATGCAGCAAACCCTCTTGCCGGAACCTTTTGACGAGGGGCCAAGGGATGATCGGTTGATCCGATTGCATAAATGGGCTGCGATCATGCATCCTGGGCGAGTTTTCAACCGTGGGGAACTCCACCGCATCACAGGAATACCAGAATCTACAATAAGAAAATGGGAGCGTCAAGCTCTTGAAAAACTCAAAAAACTGAAAGAAGTAAAGGAACTCAAAAACAATGGATACAAATAACGCTGAAAAAATACGCGATGCCCTACTTCAGGGTAAAATCGAACCGGGTGACGTGCCCGACGAACAAGTGCCGGAAGTGCTGAAGCTGTTCGCTAGGGACAAGAAGCTCACTGGAGCCGCGACGAAGACCATAAAGGCATTCGAAGGTTATGTGAAGAAACAAATCGAAGCTGGAGTCGAGTACGATGGGTTTTTCCTCAAGCCGGGTTCTGTAGCCAGGGTGTTCAACAACCTGCCGGGACTCCATAAGAAACTTGCTGCGGATTACGGATGCGATTCAGACACCTTCCGAAAATATTGCTCCATCGCCACCAGTGGAGTGGAAGAAATTGTCAAAGCAGGACTTCCTCCGGGGACTCCTCCAATGGTAATAGCTCAACACATAAATGAGCTTTGTAAAGAATTTGGTACAACCAAACAAAACGCACCAACACTGAAAGAAGTATAAACAAATGAAAATATCATCAGGAAAAATCTCCGCACCTGTTCGGGCTGTATTCTACGGACCGGAAGGAATTGGCAAAAGCACGTTCGGTACATGGGCTCCAAAGCCTTTGTTCATCGACGTTGAACGCGGCACACGCCACTTGGAAGTTGATCGAATTGACGACATCAACGGGTGGGAACATATCGAGTCTGCGGTCACTGATCTCACCAAAGATCACCATGGGTATCAGACGCTCGTTATCGATACCATTGACTGGGCTGAAAAATTGGCGACTGAGTACCTGTGCTCTATCCATAACAAGGATGGCATTGAAGGGTTTGGGTACGGCAAGGGGTTCATTTACGTGAAGGAACTCTTTGACCGTCTGCTCGGCAAATTGGACGCATTGGTGGATTCAGGAATGCACGTTATGATCTTGGCTCACTCCATCAGCAGGAAACATGAAGATCCTGGTCGGGCTGGAAGTTATGACCGCTACGAACTCAAGCTCTCCCGGCATGTTTCTCCGCTGATAAAAGAATGGGCGGATCTGCTGGTCTTTATGAACTACAAGACAGTCATTACCGAAGGTGACCGTGGAAACATTGTCGCTGGCGGAAAAGAGCGTTTACTGTACACCACCCATACTGCGGCTTATGATGCAAAGAATCGTCACGAACTCGACGACATTCTTCCAATGGAGTGGGATGCGATTGCTCCAGCCTTCTCATACAAGCGTGACGCTGCGGCAAAGCCAAAACCAAAGAAGGTGCAGGCAAAACCAAAACCGGAACCACAGTTTGCACCCGTCCAGCCTTTGGAAGAAGAAGAGGAGGAGGATGATATCCCCTTCGATCCGCTCACCGAAGAATCTACTCCTGAGCCTGCAACAGAAGTGCAAATCAATAACTGCAAAAACCTTTGGTTGCGATGCGTCGAGGATTTGGGGCACAAGCCTGAGCAACTGACAAAGCTTTGGCAGTTCTACAAAATTGACGGACCTGCCGGGATGTGGTCGAAACTGACCAAGCCACAAGCCGCCGATGTCATCGGATTCCTTTCCTCCAAGTTGGAAGGATAACAAACAAACCTAAACACACACGAATACATGAAAGTATCATTCAAAGCTAAAGAAGCAAAGTCCTACGAACCATTGGAAGAAGGGGACTACAAAGTTCTCCTCGCCACTGCGTGCGAAGGCACAAGTAAGTCTGGCAATAAAATGGCCAAACTGGAATTCCTTGTTGATGGAACCTCCAGAAAAATCCCTGAAACCATTCCGTTTATGGAGTCTTTGGAATGGAAATGGCAGCAGTTCGCCTCGGCATTCCAAGGTGAGATCGAAGAAGGCGAGGATGTTGAATTCGATGTCACCGACTTTATCGGGACCACTTGCTGGGTTCACCTCAAGATCGACACCTACATGAAGGATGGTGAGGAGAAAAAGGTCAACCGCATCGCCTACTACATCCCTGCGGACTCCGCACCTTCTGCGAAAGAAAAGGCAAAGAAAAACCATGCGGCTCCTGCTCCGGTTGAGAACGAGGACGAAGAAAATGATTCAGTTCCTTTCTAAAAGGTAATTCCTTGATGGAACTTCGACCGTACCAGCAAGAGGCTATTAACGCCGTCAAACGCGATCTCTGGGAGCATCAACGCATCCTGGGGATCGCGGCGACGGGGGCCGGAAAAACGATCATCGCATCGGCATTGATGAGTAAAGCCAACGGGAGAGCTTTGTTCATCGCCGACGCGAAGGAATTGGTTCGCCAGAATGCCGACAAGTTTCACCAGTACACAGGGAGGAGAGTAGGTGTTGAACAAGCATCATTCCATGCCTCTCCGAACGACAAAGTGGTCGTTGCCACTACGCAGTCCATCTCCCGCCGCCTCTACAAGTACCCCAA